GTGTGAATACCATACTTCCTCCTCCCAGCTACCCCCATCAATCCGTTTCTTGTACATCTGAATTGCGTCGTGATATCGCCCAAGCGAGTGATAGGTCTGTGCCAAATAGAACATATAACGCACGTTGTCAGGTTCCTCTTCCAGACCTTTTTCCAACAAGCGAGCATCGCGTTCAAACTTATCGCTCTTGCATCCGCCATCGTTTCGGTCATCAATCCAACAAATATCTTTGGAAAGAGGTTTCGTCGGTCCATTCCAATACTCGTGCGTAACACCCAGACACGACCAATCAAAGTCCAGACGAACCAATCTACAGTTGGGATACTCTAGATGTCCGGCACACTGTAGAACGGTGTATCCCTTCTCGGTCAATGTTTGTTCGCGAAGTTTGTTTGGGACAAAGACCATGTCGGCATCCAGCAAAAGTCCATAGGTGTCTTCCAACGGCCACTTCAGCGCATCTCTCACGTAGTCACGTGCTGCCCGAAAGGAAAGAGTGCGATTGTGACCAAAGTTCTTCCATTCCGATTGGGTTACGCATCCCTTTCGGGTCTCGACAAACTCCTTTGCGATATCGAGGGAATTGTCGGTTGAACCTGTATCATGGATGCAATACGCATCCACGACGCCTTCGAGTGCTTCCAGGCATCGTTTGAGAATACGCGACTCGTTCTTTATCATGAGAATCAGAACGAGCTTCATTGCGTCCGTTTGGTTGAACTCTTGTTGCTCCGTGTAAACAAATGAGCACTGAGTTTGTCAAGCAGACTATGCGTGAGAATCTCACGCGCGTCTTGGTTCCGCATATCGCCGACGGGTTGTGGAGTATCTACGACAATGCCAAGACAGCATGTGAGCGAAACCAGCAACCTGAGAAGACCATTCAAACCTTTCAGAATCTCCTCACCCGCATCCCCCAGTGGACGGAGGATGTCTTGAAGAAGGAGGTGGAGCGCATTTCCATCGCCTCCAAGTGTGACTACATGGAGGACCTGCTGCTGGGTGTGTTTGTGAGTTACATTCGTGCATTTGCCAGTCTTCAGCAAACGGAAGCACAGCGCGTCAATATTGAGTTTGATCGTCCCTCCATTGAGAAGTTCATTCATACCTTCTACATTCTTGCTGCCCGCAAGAGTTGGAGCACTGCCTATCTCTTCAAGACCATCGGTGTCTCGTCGGAGCAACAGGCACGCAATCGTCGTGATATTGAGACCATGTTGGAATCCGTTATGAACGAGGTGATTGACAGTTTCATTCCGTGGAAGAAGATTAGTCAGGCATATTTCCATGCTCGCGAGGAGGAGGCATCTGCTCCTGCGCCTGCGCCTGCGCCTGCGCCCGTGACGTTTGGAGAACCGGAAGTTCGTGAGTTTGAGAAGGAGGAAGAGGAAGAGAGCGAAGACGAGGAAGAGGAGCGCCCAAAACTTGAACTGGGCGAGGAGATCACACTGGATACAGATGACATCGAGGGTGACGCTGCCTCTGTGGACACGGATACCGAACTGGAACAAAAGATGGCAACAGAAACTGTCTCGTTGAATTTGTGAAAAGCAAAACACAGTTGGGGACAAAGATGGACGTGCAAACAATTGGAATTATTGCAGGAGTTGTAGCATTTGTTGCGATTGTTTTGTATGTGTGGGAGCGCCGTAGCAAGCACCAACCCGTAGAGATGACGGATGCTGCCAAACTCGCCATCGGTGCGAGCGGAATCGCAGGAGGCGTTGCCTATGCTGTGGGTGGTGTGGAGGATGTCCAACAATCCGTAGAGGCAGTGACCTCCGCGGTTCAGGACATGTTCGTCGGCAAACCCGAGTTTTAACCAAATCGACCAAACTTGATGTTGGTAATGTGATTGACAGTGACATAGAAAATATAGGTCCATACGGTGAGGACGTACAACGACGTCCAAAGTTTCACACCTGTCGTTTCGGGTGTCATGTTCGTTGTTCCTGAGGTCGTCAAGTGACCGACAGAATAGTGAAAGTAATCCCAGATGGTTGTTGCTCCCGAGATTTGACCCGGAAACAGCAGCATTGTAAGAAGACCAAACACAACGTTCACAGCGATTGCGAACAAAAACAAAGAAAGAAACGTCTTCATTATTCTAATGGAATGGTATATTTCAAACACTACACTCGGTGGTGTATCCTATCTGGTTGGACGCGACATACGAAATGTCATCAAAGCACTCAAATACTGTATTGAGAAGTATCATTGGAGTATGACAGATGATATTGAACTCATCACGGAAGACGATGCCATCTATCCCGGGGCACACCTGCTCAGTTAATACGGATCGCGAGGAAAGGACATAATGGCATACGATGCCAAAAAGAAGACAAGTGTGTGGAGCATGAACCCGAAGGACGTCGGGCATCCTCCGACCGCAACACCCCCGATAAGCGAGTTGACAAAGCGGAACGTCACCGGGTTGGCGATGACAAAGAAGAGAAGAGCAGAATAAAAGGAGAACTTTGCCTTCAGACCCGCAGACAACGTCATTTATAGTCAACATGCGAAAAGACTACAAATGTGGATCATCTTTCGTGAGGACAAGAGTGAGTTTGTCCATCCTGATAAGTATGTCGTTGCTCTTGTGAACGATGCCGACATTCTTACCTATCAATCTACCTTTTCAGGTTACTACTTTCCGGTGAATATCGATGTGAGTTATTTCCAAGAGTTTGTGCGAGATACCGAAGGTCGTCTTTACTTCGCGCGACGGTATGAGGTGTTTACGACTCAATAAAAAGACACGAACTCCCCAGGGGGACTTGTGCAATCTGAAAGGCAGTTAGTTTCTGGATTTCACGACGAGGAACCGCAGAATCCTTGCAGTATCTCGCGATTGCCTTGTAAAGATCAAATCCATGATACCTGTCGTGATTGTCTCGTTGTTGGCGGAACATGACAGATGTCCCATCACTCTGCTGCATCCACTGCTTGAACACCTCAAACAGCGGATGTTTGGATACAGCATCAGGTCCATCCGGAAACATATCCCAGAACATAGACGTTGCAAATCGGCATAGGTCAAAGGACGGAGAGGGGGGAATATGAGGGTGAGCATGGTCGTAGAAGGGTTCCATGTTGTACTGTCCTGCTGCTTCCTCATCGGGTTGAAACTGACTGCTCACAAAGGTTCGTGGGTCCTTCATACCTGTCAAACGTAGCATCAGAGTTGCTCGATCAAAGTCAATAATCTTGATGAGCACTCCATAGGTTGGAATACGATATGCAACCCCATTGTGTTTGTAATAGAGGTGTTCCTGTTGCGTTGGTACATACATAACGTTGTTTCCGTGGAGATCGTTGTGCGTGAACCCAAAGTTCCTCTGCGCATACGCAAGTGCCATGACGATTTGTGCTACCCAAGCGGCGTGCTTTTCAGGTTCTGGATGGTCGCGTATGAGGTCATAGAAACTACCTTGACACTTTTCCATAACTGTCGTCACGACAGGAGCGTTTGTAAAAGTTGCCCATGCGAAGGGTTCATCGTCTTCGTCGTCATCGGGATCGCTGTCGTCATCTTCGTCCATACAATCACATGACCGAATCTCGTATTCATCTTCTTCTTCGGATTCTGTTTGATCGTCAAACTCATTGTCTTGAGTTGAAGTTGCGTGACTGGACACACGAGATCTCGAAGACCCTGGATTGGAAACGTGATCCGCGGTGACATCTTGAAACCCATCCAAGACGATTTCATCCCCCAACTGCATGACAGGTCGCTGTCCTCGTGTATGCGTAAATCCCGCAGGTGATTCAGGTCCCTTGAGTTTGAGTTCAAAGGTCTTTCCAAGATTATCCGCAAACCAACGACGATCCGTGAGATCTTCGTAGTCATCGCTGATATCAATGGTATGTTTGGATGCGAGTCCAACATAGACACCATAGACCTTTGGAAAGTGAATACAACCCGATTCAGACAAGACAATGGAGGACAAGGCACCCACATACGCTGCCGTATGTGCGCTCTGGAGTTTCTCCTGCATATCGGTTGCGACATTCTCAGGTTTGGGAAGACCCAGTTGTCCGTAGTCACCGCGCATCCACTTGAAAGGACTCAGAATCATAGTAATCTTGCGATGGACAGGAACAGCATTGCCTTCTGTTGTGCGAATGGTATCTTCATCAATGACCTCCGATACTTCCTCGCGCAACCGAATACCATACTCCTTCAGAGAGGAGACTGTTTCGGTCTTGAAGAGTTTTTCCAGGGGTGGAAAGAACGGTTGTGGGTGTTGAAGACCCCACTTGGACATATCCACTCGTCCATACCGGTGGAGTTTGAGGTAGGTCGGAGTTGCTCGTAAATCCTTGCCCATTGTTCTCTTGACAAGGCAATGAAACATTCTATCCTAACGCCAAAACGAAAAGAAGAGAGAGAAATCGCAGTCTCGTAATGGAACTCGTCTGGATTATCGTTTGTATTCTTCTCTGGACAACCAATGACACCTACGATGCTTTACTTGGATTGCTTCTTGGTCTTGCGTGGAAACTACTGATGGATTAAATCCACTGTCATAACAATGAACTTCCAACTACGGAAATTCAATATCGACATGATCAAGGACCGGTGCGATATTGATTCGCGCAAAAGTCCTATGATGGTGATTATCGGCAAGAAGGATACAGGCAAGTCCTTTTTGGTTCGTGATATTCTCTACAACTGCAAAGACTATTTCCCTGTGGGGACTGTCATTTCGGCCACAGAGGTTGCCAACGAGTTTTTTCAACACATGGTCCCTTCCAAGTTCATTCACGATAAGTATCGACCCGAGATTGTTGCGAATGTCTTGAAGCGACAGATGAATATCAAGCAGACCCGCAACAATGACAAGAAAGCACGAGGTGGAAACTCCAACATTGACCCGCGTGCGTTTCTGATTCTCGATGACTGTCTCTACGATGCAAAGTCATGGATTAACGAAGATTCAACTCGTTACGTGTTTATGAATGGACGTCACGTGGATTTGGTCACTATGATTACCATGCAGTATCCGCTAGGTATTACGCCGAACTTGCGTACCAACGTCGATTTTGTCTTCATTTTGCGTGAGAACATTCTGGGCAATCGTCGTCGTATTTACGAGAACTACGCAGGTATGTTTCCGACCTTTGAAATGTTCTGTTCGTTCATGGACCAATGTACGGAAAACTACGAATGCTTGGTCATCTGCAACAACGTAGCATCCAACAAACTCGAAGACCAAGTCTTCTGGTACAAGGCATCGGACCATCCTCCATTCAAGTTGTGCGACCCCTCGCTCTGGTTAGACAATCGCC